CATTATCCAACATAGTTATTAAGTCTGATATAAAAAGTTTATTATCTTTCCATTCATCAAACTTTTCTAAATTTACACTAGACAAACAACAAACTGCTGTTCTTTCTTCATTGGTAGCTAGTGTTATTTCAGAACATAAATTACTTTGTTTTATTTCTAAGCCTAAATCTTTTTGACTTTTTGGTAAATGTTCATTACAAGTATCTATGTTTATTAAATATGGTTCTCCTGTTTCTGCTCTAGCATTTATGAGTTGCCACCATAAAGAACGAGCATTAATAGTCTTAACAGGTTTATTTGTTTTAGGGTCAATCAATCTCCAATCTTCATCATTTTTTATAGCTTTTAAAAAATCGTTAGTGATGTTTACACCATTATGTAAATTTAAACATTTTCTATTTATATCTCCACCTGATTCTTTTCTCATATTTAAAAACTCTTCTATCTCCGGATGAGATACATCTAAATATGCAGCATAAGAACCTCTTCTTGTAACACCTTGGTTAAAGGCTAACATTTGCGAATCAACTACATGCATGAATGGTATGCAACCAGTAGACTTACTGCCATTAGAAGTAGATACCCCATTGCTACGCAAATCCCCCCAATATCCACCGATGCCTCCACCTGCACTTGCCAACCATATGTTCTCGTCATAATGAGCAGACAAACCAACCCTACTGTCAGGTACATAATTAAGAAAGCAGCTGATAGGTAAACCACGACTCGTTCCCCCATTACTAAGGATAGGAGTGCTAAACATGAACCAATGTAAGGAACTGTAGTCATACAATCGTTGAGCCAATTCAAAATCGGTGTTATTTTTATATGTTGCTGCAAATACTGCAGCCCTTGCCAAAGCTTCTTGAGCATGTGTTTCCTCCTTCCAAAAATATCTATCTCTCAATGTATCTAAACTAAACTTATCTAGTTTAGACTCTCTGTTATAATCTATTGTAATACCTAAGTATTCTTTTCTTCCAACTTTATCCATAATTTTAATTTAAATATTTGTCTTTATCTTCTCCTAATAAAAATAATTTTTCTACATCGTGAATGTATAACATTATTATACCATAATGTAATATTTTTAGCAAGTCTTTTCTGTTTTTTCCTGCTTTATTTCCATATCTTTTAGCATACTTCATAATATTACCAATACAAAATCCCTCTCCATGTCCAGAATCTATTATAACATCAGTTGCTTGGTATCTGTCGGTAGAATAATGTTGCCCATATGTATCATAAATATATTTACTTAACTCTTCTAGTAATTTATCTTCATTAAATTTATACATTTATATCTCCCAATATTTCTTGTAATGTTATGTTTGGATTTTTCTTTACTTTTTTATAAAACCATCTTAGCGAATATGCACTTAACATAAGTTTATTATTAGCATATATATGTGTTTGCTCTGGTAAAAACTGATTAAGATTTTTTATAGTAATTTTATTTGTATCTTCTCCATCAGGAACCATAGTTTTTAACCATTCAATAAGTAACTCTTTACTTTTTCTTCTTAAATTTTTAGCTTTTTTACCATTCATAATTATTTACCAACTGCCAATATCTTAACATACTATTAAACATTTCAATATGTTTGTAATGTGATTCTTTATCCCATATATAAAATAAAATAATATTTGTATCTTCTCTGTCTACAAAGATAGAAACTCTCTCAGGTTTATCTATATTACAACCTTGTGCATATGCTGATAGTTGCATACCATGTTCATCAAACACTAATTTATTTGGTTCTTTACCATCTAAATTATTTTTAGTTTTAAAGTCTACAAATATACCAGACTTAGAATACAAATCAATCTTACCACCATAGCCCTTATCAGAACAAAAAGAATCTTCAGCTATCCATTTTTCATTAGGAAAATTTTCATCTAACCATTTTTGTATTATCTTATAAGTTTTAGTTTTTGTTTTACCAACAAAACCTTTTTCAATTTGAGCATGTATTTTAGTTCCTTCTTTTGCAGCTTTAGAGCTTATTTGTTTTGCTTCTGCTTTACATCTGTAAATATATGAATCTATTGATTCAGACTCCTCCATATCTAAAATCATAGCAGATTTAATAGCTTGAGTAATTTTCCAATTTTCTAATGCAGGTTTAGCCACCATGCCCATGATAGTTGTAACAGAGGGAACTAAACCTAAACTTTTAGCATCTCTTAAAGTTGTATTTCTTTCCTTACCATTAGCACCTATTATTGTGTACATAGGTTCTCCATCTTGTGTGTACCAATGACCTGATTCAGATGTAAATTTATTGTAATTATCTTTTATATCTTTAGTCATTTTTTAGCTCTTTAAAAGTTTTAAACACATCAGATGTAAAAAGTTTTTGTATATTAACTAGCCACATCCTACTTGCATTATGGTCGCCACCACTTACAGATTTTTTGAAATCTAATTTATCTATTAGTTTTTTCAATTTAGGTACATCAAATATAAATGTGCAAAATATTTCATCTCCTATACAAAGATTATGAAACCAATAATCTGATTCTGTTGTTTGTATTCCTGATGGCTTACCATAAGATTCATATTCTATACATATGTTTCCGGTTTTCATCCACATGCCTCTTTCAGATTTAACTTCTATTTTAGCTTTTGAAAACATGTCTGCTATTTTGTCTTCTCTAATTTGACCATACTCTAAATCTATATCAAACTTTTTTCTATCTTTCTTAGTGGGTTTCACTCCAATTACCTCCTACTTTGTACTCTCCATCCAGAGGACATCGTAAATTAAAATGTTTGCCTGACTCTACTATTGACTTAACTGCCATTTCTCCAAAGAAATCAGCATACTCTTCTTTAACTTCAACCTGCCATTCATCATGTATGTTAGCAACAAATTTATAATCTATATTATTACATGTTGCCCACTTATCTGCCAAAGTTAAGGCTTGTTTCATAACAATCGCACCTGCACCTTGCAGTAAACTATTTAAAGATGCATGTGCATTTCGTATGTATATCTTTCTACCATCTAAACCTTTGAGATATTTTTTTGTTGCTGCTCTTTGAACTCTATCTCGAAGTGATTTAAATGATGGTTTATTAGCAAAGAAATGTTTTCTAATTCTAGAACCATCTGCTTTGTTCCCTCCAACCACTTTGCCAAGTTTTTCATCTCCTGCTCCGTACATGAGGGCATAGATGAATGTTTTAGCCTGATTTCTTGATTTAAGTCCTGCAAGTTTTTGATTAGAGCTGTGTACATCTCCGTTGATAATTTCATTAATAAACTCCTCGTCATTCATGTAATGTGCTAACATTCTTATTTCAAGACCACTAGCATCAATACCTACTAATTTATACCCATCGTCTACTACCCAACAAGCTCTACACTCTTCACCATAAGGAGAAGCTAGACTAGGAACTTGAGCCATGTTAGGATTTCTATGTGTCATTCTACCTGTTATGGTTCCATTATGAATAACAAAACCATGCACTCTATTATCCTCTGAAACTGCTTCAATCCATGAGTCAATTTGTGCTATTCTTTTTTGCAGTAATAAAAACTCTGCTATTAAACCTGCTTCATGGATATGAGTTATCTGAGATAAAGTTTTCTCATCAACTATTGGTTGATTTGTGGGAGTAAATCTTTCAGGTTTCCAACCCATCTCTATAAGATACTCTCCTATTTGTTTTCTTGAGCCTAAATTAAATGGCTCTAGTTTTCTTCTCATAAATGGCTCAAAATCGTTATTGGTTAGGCATGTATTATATTCATCATCTGTTAGACCCCTCTTCGATAATGAGCCATCTTTTTTAATATAAGGTTTAACTATTCTATCATCAACCCATCTAGGCTTAAATGTTTTATGAACTTCATCTTCTACACTTTGTAATCTTTCTCTTAATTGTGCAAGTAGTAAGGTAGCAGACTTACTATCAAAACTAAATCCATTTATCTCTTGTTGGTTCATTATTTTTGCTACTTGATGTTCTAAGTCTACACTTTCTTTTGAAAAACCTTTTGACTCTATTTGTAATCTTTTGTAAACTAAAGTATTCAGTTGGACATCTCTAACACAATAGTTTAACATCTCTGTTGAATAGTTTTGGTAATCCTCAAACTCTATCTTGCGATATGATAATCTATAACCCCAATTATCTAAGCTATGTCCTCCCTCTCTTGTTGGATTAAACAACCTAGATAATACTAAAGTATCTACCACATTGTCTGTAAGTTTAATATTACCAAACTTTTCAACCATAGGTATATCAAAACCTAAGACATTATGACCTATCAATTG